TGAGCGGCGTCAGTAAGTCGGGCGCTGGCTGCATCATCCAGGCTGGAGGTGCCGGTGGCGGATTGCTTCGTACAGGTGGCGTTGAGCTGCAGCCTGCGCTTGCCACTAGCAACATCATCATGCAGCTGCTCGATAGTCGCTTTAGCATCGGCAAGCTCCTTAGTGTATTTCTCATCGAGTGCGGCCACATCGCGCTGGCGTGTCTGCATGTTGGTGATAGTGTCTTTAGCCAGCCTGAGATTGCTGCTTGCGGTATCGCGCTGTGACTTGTAGTCAATTGCATTGCCGCGGTAATAGAGCGCTAAAGCTACAGACGTGGCTAACAGCATCAGCACCAGCAGGATGAACGCAGTGAGCACTTTATCCTTTGAGGTCATCAGCGTTCTCCGCCAGGCACATGGTGCGCTCCATATCTCGGCGGTTCATCAACCCGCGCCACTTCTGCCCGCCAGCATAAATCCAGCGGCGCAGCTCTTCGCATGCGCCATCTTCATCGCCAGCATTCAGGCGTTTCAGCAGCGTCGATTTAGAGAACGCGTTGGTGCCAACGTTATAGGTGAAGCTATAAAGTGCGGCGCGCTGATATTCACCCAGCGGGATTTTGACCATCCCATCAACTGCTTTCTTGACTGGCTGCAGATCGTTCCACATCAGGCGATCACATTCGCGGTCGGTATATCGCTTGCCTTTGATGATGTCTGTGCCGGTATGACCATCGCAAACAGTCCAGACGCCAGCCACATCCTTGTAAGGCTCGTAAACCCTGCCCTCTACTCCATCCTTTCCACCGAGAAATACCGTAGCGATAGCCATAGCTCCGCCACCCGCGACAGCAATAAGCTTATTGCGCAGGCTGTTTGACATAGCCATGGGTTAATCCTCGTTGATGGCTGGGGCAGTGGGCCAGCGCTGAAGGGCTTTGATTTGTGCCAGCGTAGCCTTGCGTTTGTAATACCAGTTGATGCCGAGCGTGAACAGCGCGACCAGAATACCGGCCAGGACGCCTACAGCACTCCATTCATCGGGACTCAGCCTGGTCAGCAGACCGTTAGCAATTGTCCCGGCAGATGCGCCGTATGCCGCGCCTGATGCCAGTTTGCTCATATCGATACTCATATCACCTCCGTGATTACGGTCGGTGCTGTCGGTAGTCAAAAGAAAATTGCGCAACGCCACGGCGTCAAAAGTGTGTGTGGAGACTGATTGGCGTGCGCAAAAACGAAAAAAGGCCGCTCTTTGGCGACCTCTTTGAATAGGAACCCTGACGCAATAGCGGTAACTGCCTTGCGCGTCGGCAACAGGGGGAACTTCTTATCCCCCATAAGGGATAGGCACATCGCTATCCCCTGTAGGGTATATTTGGAATAAAAAACGCCTCCAAGCTGATAAGGCCCGAGGCGCTTTGAAATCTACACTTGGAACTAACTTTTTAATGATAAGTAGTGCTACGTAGAAACCACTCTTATCACAATACATGATAAAATGCGGACCGCACAAGCATTCTTTTCAGAGGGCAAAAAAATGTATTTTGTTAAAAGCTGCCACAGTTCTGATAATGTCCATCTTAGAAAAACAATAAAGATTGGCACACTCAATGAGTACAGAAATACTGAGCAACAGCAAATAGTTGACGCGCACGAGGGTACTTTTCATTTCGAAATTGATTTAGAAAGAATACATATTCAGACAGATATCTTTAACTTAATGCACCACACTTATAATAGCTTCGTCACCATGCACAATCATGACTTAATAATAAGGTGCGATAGTCACGCTCTTTTAGATGCTAAATATATAGAGAGACACAAAGCAACTATAAAAATGGTAAATCACAATAGATTTGTTTTTTGCATGTCAAGAGTGAATAAATACACTGATGCCAGAGGCATGTTCCCAGAATATGACGACCTATGGTATTTCCCACAATCAAGAGCAGACCTTTTTGCCAAAGAAATTGGAAATCAGTTAAACGCCAAGATCCTTTCCCTGGAAAAAGAAGGGAACAGAGTATTTGAGGGTGATTACGACATCTCAAAAGTATCTGCGAGCATGGCCATACAAACCATAAATTATAAAGACAGAATGATTAAAGTCGACAATGAGTACTTCTACAAAAACACACCCATTATCTTGCAAACAATGAACGGAGTATCTTTCATTAAGCCTAGTAAATTTTCTCATGAAAAAGAAGTGAGATTTATATTTGATTATCACTTTGAAGGCAGGACGCTGTCACCTGATTTAAAATCAATAATCATCCCAATGAGAGAAGGATCACTACATCTAATAAAATAAAGATTAGGCCGCATCGAATGCGGCCCTTCCCTTAAGTTAACTCAACATCCATTTCAAGAGCGACATCAAGCATTGCCAAGCAACCATCTATAAAACCTTCAGCAAGAAGCAGTTTAATCCTAATCAACTTTTCATCACATCTACATGCTTTCGCTAATTTTCTTTTTGAGATACCGAAATAATAATAATCCATTAAAATAGAGTATTCCTCAGGTTTTCTTTTCTTCAACTTTGCTATGCACCCATCTAAAATCACACCGTCTTCATCGCTGCACGAAAGCGTTACTCTTGAGCATTGAGGCAGTAATCCTTTAAATCCCGCAGCAATTGGAGAATAGTAGACTCCTGTATTCTCAGACCGAGCCCAACCGGCCCAGCGCTCTAATACCTGTGACATGTCACGCATAGTTATTCCTCTCCACACACTTTATTTTTTGTCTGTCCCAATCACGCCGATTGCAATCGCGAAATCAAGGAACCTGAATAGCAGCTCAACCTGGCTGCCATATTTTGATTCAAACGCTTTCACATCCCGGTGCAGTTCATCGTGATGCGCTCTGCATAGCGGTATCACAAATAAATCATGCGCCTTCGTTCCCATTCCCCCCTGTCCGTGTCCAATGATGTGATGAGGATCGTCAGCCTGTATGCCGCAACATGCGCAAGTCTGCGACTTTACCCATCGTGTGTACTTTTCACTTTCCCAGCGCTTACGCTTGGGGCGCTTCATGAATGATTCTGGTGATTCCGGGTCTGCATGGAGGCTGATTATCTTTTTGACGATCTGCGCTGCATCCTGAATAACCTCCCGCGCCGGTCGCACCGGAACAATGCGGGCCTCTTTCAGCTCGCCGCTCTGGATACTTTCTTTCGGCATACGCAGAACGCGGCGTGCGGATGCCTCTGGTATCAGGTCAATCACATCATTCAGGGTTGCCCACCAACACAGTTCCGGCAGGGTCAGTTGATGGTCACCGTTTAGCGCCATCTGGCTGCATGCCGCCCTGATTATCCAGAGTGCGTTGTTACTTTTGGCGATATTCTCCAGGCTGCCGGGTACGCCGTTTTCCCTGAAATCATTATCGTGGCTATAGCAAAGAGACACCAGGCCGTTTTCGATTTCTGACACTGTGAATTCATGGTGATGCCACACTCCCAACTGCTCCCACTGACAGCACCCGAAGGACTGGACGAAGGATGCCAGCGCATTCGGTCCACCAGCGGCCTTTATCACGCGTTCGTGACTGAAGAAGGGAATCAGTGAGGGCTCATCAAGTAGCGGCTGTGTGCCGTCATTCAGCCGCCCTGATGGCAGGTCTGCCATATCCATTGTCGGTGTGCTGATTACCACCCTGCCCTTAAACAGCTTCAACAGGTCTGGCCCAGGCTTCAGCAAAACAATCCCGGTGCGCGGGGCTACCTCTGGCGTAAGTAATGCTCTCATGCGGCCACCACTTCAAAAGGCGTGATCGTTACTTCGGCCTTGCCCTTCTTCGTCGTTGCGCCCCACTCTACCGAGAATCGCTTTATCTGGCTGTCGTCGTCCCACACTCCTGCATGAGTAAGGCTATCGAATAATGCTTTGAGGTAGTTATCAAGATCACGCTGGCGCTTGTCTGGGGGGAATAGCAGAACGCTCACCTCAACATTCACTGTAATCGGCTGAGGTCGGCGTTTAAGTTGTTCCATAACGGCGGCAAGCGCATTGGAGCGGAAACAGCGCCCGGAGGCGCTGATCAATACTCCCTTTCTGGTGTTACGCCAGTACGTGTTTACGCTTGGCGGGAACGGGAGAGTTAACTTCATGCAGTCTCCCCAATACCCGGAATAGTCATCTGACCGGCAACTTCACGAACTGCCTGACGCAACATGCGGATATTCAACCAGCAATCACGGCTAGTCTGCTCCACCAGCGCGATAAACTCCTGAACCGTGCACGGCCTGTCCTGGCGAACGTCAATCAGCACCGCTGAAAAACGCTGCAACTGTTCCTTTTCCAGCTCTGGATCATCGTACTGCTCTGACACCCACAGCTTCAGTTCAAGATCGTCATGATGCTCTTTGATGAGGCGCACCGCTTTAGCAATGGTCTCTGCCGGAACGGTTACACAGGTAGGATTCTCAACGGAGTCCGCCGCCCAGGTATGCGCGTATTTTGATTCGCTGTATGTGTACTCAGCTTTCATTTTGAACGCGGCAATAACGCACGCCCACGCTTCTACACCGCTTTGCTCAAGGATTTCGTGCTTCAGCAATGGCAGGTCATCGCCATAATCTTTCCCAGACTGAATAGCTTCCTCACTATCAGCCTTCAGGTGTTCACGCGGCTCACCGTCTTTGGGTTCGGGCCAATTGCGGGCCTTGTTGACGCTAAGCTTCAATTCCATCGCGGCATTAAGCTCTTCTTCAGTGATACCGGCACGGCGCATCGCATCCCACAGCAGAAACTGAAGGTCAGCCCATTCAGACAGGTCGTCCGGTGCTTCAGCAGCTTCCATCGCTTCTTTTGCCAGGTGCTTTAGAGGACCAATCGGGCCAACATCGCCGAATGTTTCCTGTGACCACGCCGCATGCTCTGCGCGGATTTTTTCACGCAGTTTTGCCGGTGACACGATGGCTGCTGAGCGGGTCAGCTTCTTCTTGCCAGCAGCTTTCGCCTTCTGCATCTGCTCCTGCGCAACGGATGAGGCTTTAACACCATGTTCGCGCTGCAGGGCTACTGCTGTGGTTGCGGCCACTTCGCCGGATTTCACCATCTCAATCAGAGGTTCGCCAACGGTCAGCAGCTGCAGGTGCTGTTCAACATCGGTGATCGAACGTTTCACCTTGGCAGCGATTTCGGCTGGCTCTAATCCCTGGTTAACAAGGCGCTGATAGGCTGCTGCTCGTTCCAGCGGCAACAGGGCACGTCCCTGGCTGCTGGTGACCATGAATGCCACGCTGTCCGCCTCACTCCCCACGAAGTCTTTGCACTCAAGGCGCAGCGTATAGCCCGCTTCCTGAGCCAGCTTTGCACCGTAATAGCGGTGATGGCCATCGATGATCTTAATGCCCTTCTCGGTGACCTTAACAGCCAGCGGAGGCACGTGTTCACCAGCGATAAAGGCGTCGCGGAACTCCTCGACATGGGTCTGATCGATATCACGGATGTTGTAATTAGTTTCGACATACAGCTCATCAACGCCCAGCAGGTAAGTTTTGCGGGTAGTGATATCGGTTTCGCTATTTTTCTTGTCGTCGTAAATGCGCGCTAATGTGCTCATGCTGTGGTCAGCTCCCATGTCAGGACAATAATCAGGGCGGCAATCATCACCGCTGCGGTGCGGATGGCCTGGTAGAAAATCTCATTGCGTTGGTAGTGGCTCTTCAGGTGCGCGATCATTGACGATCCTCACTCAGGAAGCTTTCGCCAATGCGGCCTGTATCAAGCCCGCCATAGCTGCCACAGTTAAGTGAGCCTCTTGCGGCACAGCGGTCGCAGTTCTCTTTGGCTTCATTGCGGGATGCATCGAACTTTGCCACCAGCATTGCTTCACGCCATACCTGTGCTGCACGCAGCCAGAACCCTTTGGCCTCCAGTTCGCTGGCCTGCTTCGCCATTTTGCTGAATTTCTCGCTCTCTACCGGTAACGGGTCAGTGTTAATCGAATAACTCCAGTCGCTGGACCGCTTGAGATTCCCTCTGGTGAACAACGGTTTGATGAATCGCTTCACTGAAGTTTCATGCAGGCCAGTGAGCTTGCAGAGATCGCGCACCTTCAGCGGGCCATTGCGGGTAATCAGTTCAAGAATTTTTGATTCGTGGTTGATCATGATTTTCTCCCGTTAACCGCGAAAGCCGTGAGGCACTGAGCTGTCAGGCTGTGGAATGACAGTGATATCCCGCTGCATGTTGCGCTTCAGGGCATTCCACTCAGAGCGTGGCGGGCGACCGGCCTTATCCCACTTGGTCGCTGACTGGAGATAGCCAGGCAGGTTGCCGGGGATGAACAGAGTTTTTGGCCTCATGTACTGGTATTCCTCAGTGCCTTCCCAGTGGGCGTGTTTGTAATCCACCACCAGGCAAAGCTCTTCCACCGTAAATGCATCTTTCAGCCGGGATTTGATGTGACCCATCGACGACTGCGCCTCTGTGTGCTTAGCGCCAGTAACTTTGTTCAGGTGGCGTAAAACCTGACGTGAACGATTGAGAATTGACCACTCATCGTCTGGTTGCGACGCAACCTGACAAAAGGGTTTTTTATCTGATGGATCATGTTTTGAATTTACTGACGGATCGTCGCCAGATTCTGGCGGGTCAAAACTGTTATTTTTGCTGGATTCTGACGGGTGAAAATTTGATTCCTCAAAATTCGGTGCATCAGATTTTGATGTGTCATATTTTGATGTGTCAGATTCTGACGCCTCAGAATCTGACAGGTGAGCGGCAGCTGATTCGCGAAGCTTTTTGACGTTCAGCTGATACATGTTCGAGTTATTGCGGTTACCTTTGCGGCGTGACGTGCTGGTCAGCCAGCCTTCACTTTCCAGCTTGCGGATCGAGGTACGAACGGTACTCGGACCAGCGCCAATCTGACGGGCGATGGTAGCGATTGACGGCCAGCAAACACCTTCGTCGCTTGAGAAGTCAGCCAGGCGGGCCATGATGGCTACCATTGTGATCTTCATGCCGGATGATGCGCAGCCGTCCCAGACGAATGCAGATAATTTAACGCTCATGATTTACCCCAACCTCTCTGAAATACTGCTTGAACCGTTCGAGAGAACTGAAGCACTCGCC